TATAGGAGTTTTTTTATGGCTTCGTTTGTAAATACAACCAATCCAACAGCATTTGGTGTTTATGATAGTGATACACACTTTCAAGCAGATGCTAACAAAATATTAATATACGTAAAAAGAAAGCTTGGCGACGACATAATGTCTGTTGAGTTGACTAATAAGCAGATATGGACAAACTTTGAAGATGCAACATTGACTTTTTCAAAAGTGGTAAATGCGCATCAAGCAGAGTCTTACATGTCAAATCTTATGGGTTTAGATGTTGGCCATTTAAATACATTTAAAAAAGATGTTAGTGGTAAATTTATTGATGCAGATGGTAATGCTTTAAACATACAAGACACGTCAGATCCAAGATTTGTAAAGAACAATACTAAAACTATTGATAATGTCACAACTACAGCTGTACCAGTTGCGGATGAGTTAATTGGGCCACACGGTAAGGAACAGCAATTCCCAAGAGAAACACTTGAGTATTTATTAAGAAGAGCAGAGCCTTATGCAAACGAAGCAAACGTAGGTGGCTCTGTTGATTACGTAAGGGGATATATTGAGTTAAAGCATGATGTGCAAGATTATGATATATACGAAAACTTAATCATACCTGGAAAAGATGCAAGTGGAAACACAGTTGAACTAAAGTTGACAGCTTATGATGCAACTAGTAATGACGAACAACTATCCGTATTTAATCCGATATATGAATCATCAGTACCTTCAAATACATTTCAAACAAAAATTAAAGTAAATGAAGTATTTCACTTTTCACCTCAAGCTGCATATCGTTTCTTTGATACAACTTCAGCAATAAATTACCTTAATAATCAATTTGCTTTTGAGTCTTTTACACCTGAAACTGTGTTTTATGTTTTACCAGTTTTTGAAGACTTACTTCGTGCAGGACAATTAGACATATCAAATAGAGTACGTAGAAGTAACTTTAGTTATAGACTACAGGGTAAAGACTTGAGAATATTTCCAAGGCCTACACAATCAAATCCTCAAAATTTATTTGTTAAGTTTTCTTTTCCTGCTGATCCTTATCGTACTAATTTGCCATATGACGATAGTTCAATTACTGGTGTTTCTAATATATCAAATGTACCTTTTGCAAACATTAAATATAGTGGAATTAATTCTATGTCTAGACAGTGGATTAAACAATTTACGCTTGCTCTATGTAAAGAAACTTTAGGACTGATTAGATCCAAATTCTCTTCAGTACCTATTCCAGGTAGTGATTTGCAAATGAATGGTTCAGATCTTTTGAGTCAAGGAAGAGAAGATAAAGAAAAATTAATAACAGGTCTAGGCGAAACTTTAGATAAAGTAACTTATCAAAAACTTTTAGAAGCAGATGCGACTCAGTCTGAGTCTATGAATCAAATTTTAAAGCGAATACCTATTCCAAACGGTAGAGCAATCATCATAGGGTAAAAAATGATTTTATTAAGAAAATACATTAGAAAAGTATTAAACGAGACAATCAATTATAAAGATAGTCAGAATATTGAAAAAACTATACAAACATTTAAACAAAATCTAAAGAGTAAAGGTCTTGACTTAGATAATCTAGAATTTGATGCAGGTGATATTTCTCACATAAGAGATTCAAGAATACCTAGATCTGCTGATCTTTTATCGACAAATTTATTTTTCGGTGTAGGATTTAATCCTTTTGGTGAAATGGATAAATTAAATAACTTAAATATACTAAAAGATTATAGAGACTATATTGAAAGACTTAATTATAGTACTCGATCTAATAGAAAAATAGATATATTTCACAAAATTGTTGATGGAGCTTTTGCAATAAACTCAGCAGCAAAACAGTCTGGATTAAACATATTGGGTGCAGGAATTTTTAGAGTTGCTTTGCAAATACCTAGTATTCCTAATGTCATTATAAAAATAGCTCTTTCAGAATCAGGAAGAGATGATAATCTTAATGAAGTTAATTTTAGTTTAGGGCAAAGTGCGGCAACTGTAACTCATAAAGAAAATTTTTCTAATGTTTATTCTTATTCAAAAAATGGAAGTTGGATGATTGTTGACAAAGAAGTAATGTTTATTGATTTATTAGATGGGTTTTCTCCAGATATAATGAATAACTTAATAGAAAATCAGTTTAAAAAAACAATGCATGAATTTGATGAATTAAAATTGCCTGATTTGCATTGGAGCGGGAAAAAACCAGATATACTTTCCGAGTATTTACAGCATATGTTTGACTTTGATGACAAAGGTATAAAAAGTATTAGAAAGTCTTTTGCAAAAAAAGATCATGCTGATACTTTTACTCAAAGTTTAGTCTTTAGAGTCAAGACCGCTCTTGGTATAAAAGGTGAAATAAAATCTTCTAACTACATAAAAATGTCAGATGAATATTTTAAAAATCAATTCTGTAACTTTTTAGTTTCAGTCATAAGCGACTCTTCTAGTATGTCATCTAAGAAAAAGAAAGAAGTTGCAGAAGTATTAGTTAACGAAATTGAAAAAAAAGCAGAAAAGACTGGTGATTTATTTAGAGAGTTATTTAAAGACTTTGGGATGCTTTATGATCAAGCAATGACGACAGGTATAAGGGATATGCACTTAGGTAACTTAGGCGTTAAAAAAGGACAAGATGGAAACTATAGGATAATATTTACAGATATTGATGCTGGAACTTATGACTAAAAATATTTAATTAATAAAGGAGATTTATTCATGGCAAGGTTATTTGTAGGACAACGAGAAGTTGATTTTTTTGCTGATATTACAAAAGAATTAATAAAAGACGTTGCAGGTCAAAAAGTATACTACTATACTATTAGAGAAGACTTGTCAAATATTCATGAAATTTATGAAGAGTCACCTCAAAAAATATTTAATCCTCCTGTTGAAATAGAAGCACTAATTGAATGGCAACCTTCAGAGATTCGTACGACAAACTTTGGTACAGAGCAAATAAAAACTATTACATTGTTTTTACATCATAGAGACTTGTTAGACCGTGGTATTGCTTTTAAAGAAGGTGATTATTTCTCATATGGTGAATACTTTTTCGAAGCAACTTCAATCATATACGATAAACTTGTTTACGGTCAGATTGAAAGAGTTGTTTCTTTAAAAGTGAACGGAAAACAAACACGTATGCATCAAATTGCTAAGAATCCTTTAGGACCACTTTCAGAAGTTTATTCAGATGATAACGCAATTCAATCTACTTTTGAACAACAGAGAGGAATACCTGATCATGATGTGAGAAGATTACAAGATGATAAAATAATTGACAAACCAATTTCAGGCCCACGTAAAGTTGCTCCTGATGATACTAAGCGTAGTATAAACGGTGTTGGATCTTCTTTTTACGGAGATGAATAATGTCTACAAAATATGATATAAACAGTAAAAAAAGATATGCACCTACAGGATATGAAGGAGACAGTAACACAGACTATGTTATTTCTTCTTGCGGTGTAGAAGATCTTGATCTTGCAATGTTTAGATTGTTTGATAAACAAATTCCGATTTATTATGACTTGCATGGTGAAGTTAAAAAGGTGCCAGTTATATTTGCAACAGGTGAGCGTTTTGCTTTGTTAAGAAGAAAAAGACCTATTGTAGATAGAGGTGGTGCACTAATCCTACCTTTAATATCTATTACAAGAAGTTCATTAGAAAACATTCCTTCTAAAGGTATCGCAAACAATCAAATGTTTCCTCATGTAGTGACAAAAAGAATATCAGAAAAAGATTTAGCGCATAGACAAGCTAAGAATTATGAGCAACTTAAAAATGTAGATGGTGAAGATTTAGCATTAGAACCTGATATTTCTTTAAAGCCACAACTTGATAGAAACATTATTGAGACAATTGAAATTCCTCCAATTAAGTATTTTGGTGCTGTTTACGAGGTTTCAATCTGGTCATCGTTTACGCAGCAAATGAACAACATATTAGAAGTTATAATGAATGCTTACACACTTAATCCTGGGCAACAATTTAGATTAGAAAGTGACAAAGGATATACATTTTCTGCATTTGTTGATGGAAGTATTAGTCAAGATACAAATTACGCAGACTTTACAGATGCAGAAAGATATATTAAGTATAATATGTCAATTAACGCAACAGGTTATATTATTGCACCAAACATCCTAGGAGGAAAAACTGCGCTAAGATCTTTCGTTAGTGCACCTCAAGTTACATTTGATATTGTTGATGAATATGCAGAAATAGAACCAAACATAGCAGGAGTTGTAGATCCAGATCCTGATCTTCATGTATTCGATGACCTTGCAACTGAAAGTAGTTATGCAGCTGCGCAAGGTATTGGAATAAATAAACAAAAAAACAGAGATTCTCTTTTAAGCGAAGATTCTAGCAAAGGTCTTGCTTCTGACATTGATTTAGAAAAATATAGAGACACAACTATAGGTGAAATCAACACAAACATCAGCAAGCAAAAAAGAACCTGGGTTAGAAATCCACAAGGAAACCTTGTTCCAGTAATGGCAAAAAGTGGTGGTGGAAAAGGAGAAACTATATACGGCTCAAACTTAGAAGAAGTTTTATTCAATGTTTCAACTTCAAAAGAATAATTAAGTATTGAGAAAATAATTAAGTCTATAAAGAAATTAAATTTAGGAGAGTAAACATTATGGCTGAACAGACATTTAAGTCTCCAGGATTTTTCGAAAGAGAGATTGAAGTAATTAGTCGTCCTCTAACTCGAAATTCAAGTACACCTGTTGGTGTAATTGGTCCTGCAAGCAAAGGACAAGCTTTTGTACCAAAAACAGTAACAAGTGTAGATGAGTTTATTAAAGAATTTGGGATGCCAGATCAAGACACAACAGCGGCACACGCAATTACAGAATTTTTTAGTAACGGTGGAAAGGCTGCAACATTTTGTCGTATTTTAGGTACAGGAACTTCTGCAAAAGATGATACAAGTGGATCATTTGCTGGCTTTAAACTAGATGGAGCACCTATAAATGGAGATACAAATAGAGCACACAGTGCTGTCCATTTTCTTGTTGCAGATCATGCAATAGCAGATGCAGAACACGTAACTTACGGCATTTTTAACGATAGTGATTCTTTAAGCACAGCAGCTGATAGAGATGTTTCTGAAGATAATACCGTTGCAGACAATGCAGACAAGGTTCAACTTGTTAGAGCTATGATATTCTTAAAGAAAGATTATACTTTAAGAATTGGAGAAAAAGCAGACGCTAACAACACAGGATCAGCTGAAAATGATACAGCTACTGCAGATGCTGGAGGTTTGTTTAAACTATTTGTTCAAAAACAAGATGATAGTGATGTATCAATATTTACAGTTTCATTAAATCCAAGTAGTGATCAATATATAAATAAAGTATTAAATACAGATCCTTTTGCTTTTACAGACAAATGTCACTTTGTCTATGCAGACTTTCCTGTTGATGATGCACTCGCATCATCTAGCAGTAATGTAGTTGCAATTGTAAGAGGTAAGGATACTGGTGGTTATGTAGATGCTTACGGTGATTTTGTTTCAAGATTTGAAGCGCCAAGAACTACATCTTTTATTTCTCAACCTTTTGGTAAAAAAGAATATGATCTTTTTCATTTTGAGTCTTTAGATGATGGAACATATGCAAGTGGTGATTACAAAATATCAATTGCAGATTTAAAAGCATCTACTGAGAAAAATAATAAATATGGTACATTTACGGTTCAACTTCGTAAAATTGATGACACAGATGAATCACCTATAATTTTAGAATCGTTTTCTAGATGCTCTTTAGATCCAAATGCAGAAAATTATATTGCAAGACTTATTGGAGACCAAAAAATTAGTCTATCTTTAGATGTTGACACTGATGATGAAAAAAGACTAATTAGAGAAGGAACTTTTCCAAGCAAGTCTACTAGAATTAGAGTTGTAATGTCAAGTGACGTAATTCAAGGTGAAGTGCCAGATGAAGCACTTCCTTTTGGATTTAGAGGTATTCCTTTGCTCAAGACAACAAGTAATGGTAAAGATGGAAATCAATCTAATACAACTTTGCTTGTAGGTAAAGATGATGGAAATAATAGATTACAAAATGATACTTCAGCTGAAAATCTGAGATATTCTATTTTGCCTCCTCTTCCTTTTAGATCTAAAGTGACAAAAGGAAGTTTCCAAAACTCATCTGGACAATATTTCCAAGAATATTTTGGTCAAGTTT